TCCTAAATTATTACATTTTCAACTATAGAACTTAAACCTATTCCTATAGTTTCATTTACATTAATTGCAAAAGTCTCATTCAAACTTCCAAATTCATTTTCAATCTCACTAAAACCAAAACTTTCATTTCCAATAAAATCAGTTTCGTTAAAATCATTATTAGCATTAATACTAAAATTCTTTAATTTAAATTTTACGCCTTGTGTTAAAGTATTAGAATTGCTAAACCACTGACCGCCCCTATATATCCAATATGGAAGGATTTGAACCATCTCTCCATTTATATATTGTATTTGTCTAATTGATAATAGAGTTGTAAAACCTATTCCACTATATAAATTTGCCTCTTCTAACCCATCTCTTGTAAACACGACAATAGTATTATCATAATCTTCATCTGTATCTATTCTGTCTAATATATATATAATATCATGAGTTGCATTTCTTTTTATCCATACACTCCCTTCTGCTATTTGTTTATCATTTGGTTCATTTAGTGATACATATATATTTAAACCAACTCTTTTTGTTGTAAAAACTTCAGCTTGTTTGTTTTCATTGTAAAAGAAATTTCTATTTTCTATAACTTCAAAAGAACCATTTTCATTTATATTGCCATTAAAAATATTTATAGTCATGTAACTATTATCTTCACTTTCTAAAACATCAAAATCAAAATCAAATACAACTGGTGAATTTTCATTTATTTCAAAGTTTTGCCCGAAATTTAAAGAGACTTTTGGAAAGCATATTTGATAAAATTCATCTTTTCCGTTTAGATTTCTTTTTTTTGTAACACCAGTTAACCTATATTCTCCACTTGATAGTTTAGCATCAATTGTAATTTGCCCACCGTAATCAGTAAATTCATCAGCAATTTTTCTTTCAAATTTAAAATATTCTTCACCCTTATAGAAAGTTTTAAAATATCCTTGCTTATCTTTCCAACTTTTTACATTATGATTATATGGTTGCATAGTGTCTGGGTTTAAATAGGTTACTATATTTTTTTCTAAGTAATCTGGATTGTTTTTTAGTAAATAGTGTTTTTTGTTTATTTCCGTATCTATAGCAAATATTTTTTTGGCAATACACTTATTTATAACCTCAATCTTTTTTAGCTTTTTTGCACTTTCAGTTTTTAATAAATCTTGAGGGAATAATTCCGCCATACCGATATAGTCTATATCGCCTTCATCATTTTTAAAACTTAAATTTACATTATCAATTATTTTTTGAATACAATCTAAATAATCTGCTTGTAACAATAATTTTTCCATTTGATATTCAGAAAAAATTTGTATTGCCATTTTATCATTTTCAGAAAATTTTGTATAAGGAAAGCTAATCTTTCTATATAATTTTTCTGTTAATAAACAACTATCATCTTGAACATTTAGATATTTTTTTACATATTCTAAAATTGAATTAAAAGTTTCCGTAAATTTTGAACCTTGTAACAATGCGTAAGAATTATTGGAAACTAAAGCATCTTGTACTTTTACATTTATATTTCTATTAAATGAGTAGCTAATCATGTTAGAATGATTATTTCCACCATTTATTTTTACATTTTCGGCAGTCATTGAATGGGAATACATCTTAAGAGTGTCCAAAAATAAGAACGGCAAATATATTTTATTGCCATAATCATCAAATTCTATCCTTTCTATAAGAACATCTGCCATCTCATTTAATCCATATTTTTCAAAGTTTTTCATTTTATCCCTCCTGCAAGCTTATTTTGTATTCGCTCTTAGAAGGTTCTGCTAAAACTAGAGCTGAAAAATCCATAACAATAGGTTCTCCGTCTGAAGTTGGCGATAAAGAAATTTTCTTTTCAAAGAAAACCTTGGGGTATTCAATTTCATAAAAAGTATCTTTTCCTGTTAATTTATCTCTTTTTACGCCAATACATTTTACTGAGTAAAAGAGGTTATTATCTATCTCTTCTATTTCCTGTATGTTCTCTTCAAATATACCAAATATAAGATATTTTTCGCCCTCATAAATTATATCATTATCACTTAAAGGCAAAAGAGTTTCTTTATTTAATACGCAAAAAAAGTTATTAACATCTACATCTTGATATTTTGTTAATATTTCATATATTAATTCATTTAAATTAGAATATTGTGTTATTTTTATATTAAAAAAACTATAAAAATCTGTATCTCTTGAATATGTTTTTTGTACAATATATCTATTTTCATCTATATCATATTTCATAAAAATTAAATCACTTAATTCATCTTTATAAAATATTGCGTCAATTTTTATACTATTTTCTACATTCTTTTCTAAGGTATTACAATAAAACACGATTGTATTTCCTTGTAGTTCATAATTAAACATTTTTCCAACATGAATGCCGTCAAATTTATTATCATATTGTCTTTCTTTCATTTTTCTAAAAACCAACTCTTTATCAAAATAAGTTGGCTTTTCTTCTATTGTTGAGTTTGTTGTAGAAAATAAAATTTGTCTTTGTCTATCCTCTTGTGAGAAAGGGTCATAATATTTTTCAAAATAACTTCCTGATAAATTATTATCTTTTTTTATCAATTCACCTACAGTAGTTTTACCATAAGCAACTTTTTTTCTCAATGTTTTAATTGAGTTTTTTAAATTAGTTGTACCTTTTATTAAAAATTCTATTGACTTATTACTAATTAATGCGTCCTGAAAGTTTAAAGTGGTTTTACTTTCGCCACTCCATGCTATTAAGTTTTTTTGTTTTTTACCACCTTGTGCAATTACGGTGTTGCTACTAACAACACTTTCGCTTGCCTTCGCTGTTTCTATAAACAAATAGGGAACGTATGAAACGTTCCCATTATTGTCTACTGTAATAGCGGAAATCAAGATGTCGTTGACCTCTTTTATTCCGAACATATTATGTCCTCCTATACAGTTTTATACATCTTAGCTGAGTCAGGTGTTGTTGTTGGTAATGAATTTACCACTACTGTTCCACCTTCACCTGCTGAACCAACTTCCTCGATATCATAAGTTTCAATAACTACTGATTTACCATCTTCTGGTTTTAAAACTTTTACTGGCATTGAGAAAACTGTTGGGTCTCCTTCTGCCTCTAGTGTTATTGTTTGCTCAGTTAACATTTTAGCCTGTGGAATAACAATAGACATTCTCTTGTCTTTTTGTGTTTCTTGTGACCTTGTATATGTCGTCATTGTTATTTTGTAAGTACCTGGGAAAGCATCTTGAGATATCTCAATTTTTCCGCCAAGTGATGTACCATCTATTGCAACTGAACGTGTCCATTTTAAGAATACTTCGCCTTCTGCAATTGGTGTACCATCATCAAATGGTTTCATTGTATTAGGATTAAAATAAACTGTTGCAGTAGCATCCTTTTCAGCCTCAGTCGGTTTACCCAAACTATTACCTGCTGGTATAATGAAAGCTTTTGTGGCTTTAATTTTTTCCATTCTGTCTACTGATTTTAATTCTTTAACTGCATTTGTTAAGTCGCCGTTTTCATCAGAACCCATTTGTAGAGCCATCGATGCTGGTGAATATAGTGCATCTTGTAAGTCAAGAGTAATTTCTTTACCAAAATCCCAAGTAATCAATGAAGAGTTACCTAAACCACCTGTAGCAGAAACACTTTCAGCTGTTTGTTCTAGTGTAGAAACCTTTAGAGTGTCTAGGAATAGAACTGGAGTATATCTGTTTACTATTTTCATAGTCTTTTTAATTTTTAATGCAGTCATTTCATATGATACTGTTATTGTTCCCAAGTTAAGAACATTTAAGTAACCAGTATGAATTATGTGGTTGTCTGCTAAATCAGCACATTCGGCATCGGTTAAGAAACCTGCACTGGAGACTAGCCAACCGATTGTATTTACTGATGTTGTACTGTAGTAAGGTGCTTCAAAAATACCAGCTTTTGTTCCAACGATTACTAAAGCGACATATTCAACACCTTTTAATGCTGCATCTGTATATACATATTTTGTACCGCCTATTGCAATACCAAACTCGCCCGCTGTATCGGTTAGTAAAGCAGAGCTATTTAGGTTACGTAATACGTAAATTTTTGCATCAACTTTTGGAGTTAAAGTATCTTGTCCATCAACTACACCAATGTCAGTTAATGCTGACAATTCTACACCTGCTTTTAGAACTGCGTCAATTCCATCAAATAATGTACTTGCTGCGGTAAAATCTGCGTCTCCACTTTCTTTCCATTTTGTAGGGTCGTAGTTACCATCAAACGCTGTATTTACAAGTTCAGTTGGTGATTGATATGTTATATCATAACCTTTTGCTAGATAAGGTACACTTGATAAATTTTGGTTTATTAGAGCCATTACTTCTTCAGTATCATAAGATACAGAACCATCAATTTTTATAATACAAACCTTTTCAGAACCATAAGGTACTGAAGCATAACTTGCATCAAAATCAAAATCGCCAAATAGTACGTCTGCTGGATTAGTTTTGAAAGAATATCTCTCACCTGTTTTAGTAAATAAGTTTTGTCTCTTTGCAAAATCTTCTAATATCATGTTTTCAATATTTGTTGCAAAAGTACCACTTGCAGCGGCTGTTGCGATATCGACATTAGAAATTGCTAAAGCATAAAATCCATCCTCTTCAGAAGAGCCAACGCCAGCTGTCATTGGATAAACTTTTATTTTCTTAATAGCACCTTTTAATACTGTTGAAAGAAATATAGTACGTTGAGAGTCATATTTTTCCTCTACTTTGTCTATCTTTTCAAATAGAACGTCACATACTTCTTTAATACCATGTTTTTCAAAAATATTCATATTTTCCTCCTTATTTTTTGGCTCTACTATAGAACCAATTTGTTAAGTCTAATTTTTTAGCATCAGCCCCTACTAGTAGCTGTTGATATGAAAGTTCACTATTGAATTTTCTTCTTATCCTTTCAAATTGTTCAGTTAAAAAATAATAAGAGCATTCATATAATGATTTTGGCGGCATACTCATTTCCAAAGATACGCTTGATATCATATCCAATAAAGAGTAACTTACAGAGTCATCATCCTTTTCTGCCTTTTTTCTTTTTGCCTCTTCAACCTTTTCCCTAGCCTCACGCATTTTCTTTTCATGTGGTTTTTCATCCTTTGGGGCTTCTGTCTTTGGCGGTAAATGCAAATAAATATTTAAATATTCTTGCAATACAGAAAATAAATTTTCATTTATTACCCTATCATCTTTAGGATTTCCTAATACGATTAAGTTAACATCTAGCAAATAAAAAGGCTTTTCTTTTAAAAAAAATTCTAAACTCTTTGTTACTTCTGCATATAGAGTATCATTTCTCTGTGTGTTCTCTAACAATAGGGAAAAACTTGGTTTGTCTTTTTTTCCTATTAAAGTTGTTACATATTTTGTGAACTCACTTTGTCCACTATCTAGTACATCTTTAATAGTTGGGGGATAAAAAGTAAAATATGGTGTTTCCACTTTTTCGCCAAAAAAGAACAAATTTTTTAAATCATCAAGTGAGTGATTAGCTATATTCATGGAACTCGTAAGTTAAACTGTAGCATCCAACCTCATCCCCTAAAGAAGAAATACTAAAGTTTGTACATTTTAATTGCCCTAATGTATTTAATTTTAAATCATTAATTGATTTATTTATTTCTGACATAATAGCAAATGGTCTTAATTGTTCGCCAGTTATTAACCACTCTTTATAAGGGGTGTATATAAAAATTTTTAAAGCTAAGTCGGTTATTGCTCTTTCTATATCTCCATTTGCCACCAAAACTACTATTCTACTTTCTGTATCTTCAGTAGAATTTACGTTCGGCACTATTAAAATATTTTTATGTAATATTGAGCTTTTATCAGGGTTGGTTTGTTCTAATGGATTGCGTTCGGTGTTTTTTAACAGTTTACATAAATCATCATTATCAATTAACGCTTTTACTATTAGCTGAGCATCCTTTCCAACGTTATTTAAATCTGTCATCATTTTACATCACCATCCAAGCCATTTAACCAGTAATTAGTATTTTCATCTATAACTAGTTCTTTATTGTTTTCATCTTCTTTTGCAACTTTAAGAGTTTCTTCTAAAGATACATAAGCGATATTGGGAATTGACAATCTATCTATACCTTCGACTCTCCAAGCCATTTGCCCAAATTCTACATACAAATCTTTTTTCAAATACTCATTATCTTTACAAACAAGATTTATTCTATTTTTTGTCGCCGATTTTAAAGCAGCTCCGTTTACATCTCTAAAATTGTCGGCAAAGAATTTATTTGAAGCATTAAATATCTTGCAATAAAAAGTGCTAACTTCTTTATCATAGGCATCTAATATAGTAAACTCATCATCTAATAAAATTCCTTCATATTTTAAATATCCATAAGTGATATTATTTTCATGAAATGTTATTAATAATTGAGAAGTTTTTTCTCTATCATCAATTTTTTGTACTATTGTTAATTCAGTTCCAACACTTAATGGAAAACTCTTTTTTACCATCAAATTATTAATTTCTTTTTCTTGATTATATTTATGTGGTTGTAGAATACAAGGTTCATCTTCTTCTTCACCATCAACACTTTCTATAGTAGATAAATAAATTGATTTTGGCAATGTGAGTTCTTCAAATTCTCTTTCTTTTTGTGTTAGAACTCTTTCTTGCATAGTGTTCCCATTTCTATTAGCTCTTCTAAGGTAATTATCATAAAAAGGCATTATAAATCACCTTCTTCTAAAAGTTTAAGGATTTCTTGTCTAAATAACCCATAACTATGATATTTTAAAAAGGCAATTCTTTTAAAATTGTTTACTTGTTTACCGCTTTTTTCTATATAATACAAATCCTTTAGAAGATTATCTAAAAAATTTATCCAATCTTTTTTTTCTTCACGCAAACAAAGTAAATAATATAATTTTTCTTTCATTAGTTTTGAGTGCAGTCGGAGTGAATTTCTAACTTTCTATAAAAAGCCTTTTCTTTCGATATAGCTTTTTTCTCCGCCCTTTTTACTGTTTCATTTAAACTTTTCAAGAGATTGGCACTTGAGAAGTCTTTCTCATGATACATTGTTTTTGTGTTTTCCCAAGATGTACATAGTCTATCAAGAAACTCGTATTTCATATATTCTGCTAGCACATTTATTTCGGCATCGCTAACATTATTTTTAAAATTTTCGTTATCTTCTGTTTCTAAGCCAGTGTTTGGAAATTTGAATAAAAGAAGTGCCGATTGGTACAAATCAAACCAATCGGACATTGCATCTTCTATTAAATCGTCAGTTGAGAGGTCATCCCACTCATCTGTGTCTATCAACCTTAGAAACGCCTTGTAAAGGTCTTCTAAAGGTCTCATTATTTATCTTCCTCCAAGCCTCTAATAATTGAACCAATATCTAGTCCACATAATTTTTTTAATATGGAGCTTTTTTCATAGTCCATTATTTTATTTGTTACAGCATATTGAACGAACTCTTCCAAGATTTCCTGTCCGAAATTTTTCACTTTTGCCTCAAAAGCAGAAGGTGTTATTTCTAAAAAACAATGCCTTATAAGATTTTCGTCAATTTTTTCAAACTCCTCAATCGGAGTATCTTTCTTTGCCTCAGGTGTTTCTACATATAACATTCCTTGATTTAACATATAATTAAACCCTTCATTAAACTGTATAATATCCCATTGGTCTGCTGTTACAAAATGTTTTTGTCCTTTCTTTTTAAAGGTTCTGTTAACTTTTGCCTCAGAGTCTATTAATAGTATTGTTCCACTCACTTGTGAAACTATAAAAACTTTATCCATTTTTTATTCTCCTTTTTTAACTCAAGGGGGTACTACCCCCTCATATATTTTGTTTTAATTATTTAGATGTATCAGTAATTGAAGTGTTTTGGTATATACACCAGTCATGGTTAGTTAGGACAGAAACGCCAAAACGTAGGTAAGCCTCTACTTCAGTAGAACTATCATGTCCTTGGAACTCTTTAACAATTGTTTTACCTTCTATAACAGAAGCAACTGGTTTAGTTTTGCCAATTGGGAAGACATAAGCAAATTGTGGATTTACTACAGTAACAGCATTGTTTTCATCTATGAAAGATTGAGGTATTTCTATAATAGGAAATCCTTTAAATGATTTAATTTTACCTGTTGCTACATAATCATCAACTTGTTTTTGTGAATATACACCTGTTGCAACTTCATCAAGACCCATTGCAGCGATAAATTCTGGTGTAGCATAGATTACAGCTGAGTCGCCATAACTTTTTGCAACATTACAAAGTTTTAACATGTTATCAGCTGAGAAACCTGTTCCTGAGATTTTATTAGCTGAAGGTCTATTTGTAGCATTAATAGCTGATTGAAGTGCTTTTTGTACTTCACCGTGCATTCTATCAATAATACCATCCATTAAAACTTCTGTATAATCTGACAAACTTTCATCACCATTTGCCCATCTTTCAAAGTTAACTCGACAAGCACCACCAATTGCAGTTGTTTTTACTTCAAATTCATCAGCGTCTAGTCTGAATGTTTCGTATCTACCTGATAAACCAACTGCTGTAACAAATTGTTTAGCTCTTAATTTACCTTTAATTATTTTAAAGTATTTTCTATCATTTGCTTTTACTACTTTTGTTGTAGCGAAATTTTCAAAATATGGTAATACTCTTTTTGGAACTGCTACATCAAATGTTTCACCTATTAAGCGATAGATTAGGTTTTTATTATCTTGTAAATCATAGTAGTCACTTGTATATTTAGCTATTTCAGCGGCAAGTGTCTTATTTACATCTTCCAATACTACACCTTCAACTGTGTAGTTTGTTGGCACTTCATTTTTAGCTGAGTATAACATCAAGTCTTTTAGTGTTTGATACTCAGTTGTTCCCATTTTTAATTTCATTATTGTTATACCCCCTTTTAAGCTTTAACAGCTTGCAATTTTATACCAATAGACCCATCTGGCATTGTTGTTTTTTCTACAACTTTGTAAACTATTCCACCCAAGTTACTAGCAACTGTATCAGTAATTACTAGAAAACCATCGGATGCGTTTGTTAATATACCATATAGTGGAGTAGTTGCTACATCTTCTAAAGCTTCAATAAATACATCTTCGGCTGTTTTAGGTGAAGCCGCAACAAATTCTGTGTCGTCATACAATACAGCGTTTATTGTTATAACATCTGAAACTTCTGGTATACCTATATTAGGTAAGAAATCTTCACAAGTTTGTTTAAAATTCTTTAAACCTCTTTTTCTTTCGTCATACAATACTTCACTTGAGAAGTTATATCCTATTGGAAGATAATCAGTGTCAGTAGCAGTTGTTGGAACAGTTGCCACCATGTTTGTTTTGTCTAACGCTAGGAATTGTCCTACTTCACAGAATATACCTGAAGTATCTGAGTCATCTGCTTTGAAAACGTCTGGGTCTAATGGAAGTTGAGACTCCATCTTAGCTGTAAATGGGGCTGCAATTTTATTCCATTCAGCTACGCCATAGCCTTCTATTGTTAGTCTTTTTAATGCCATTATTATTTACCTCCTACTTTTTTAATTAATTCTAATGTTTTATCTGGACTTTCATATTTTTGTGTTCCACCATGTGAATATAGTGTCTGTCCTTCAAATAATACGCCTTGATTTGATTTAGCATACAAGAAAGCTAATTCCTTTTCCAAATCGCTTATCGTATATTGAGTCACTTTTGATTTTATATCCTCTAAATCTGTGGCTTTTTCTTCGCCAATTATTTTAGAATATTTTTCAATTAGTGAACTTTTTTCTAAGGCTTCTTTTTCCAATCTTTCTGCCTCTAGTACAGAATATTTATTTTCAATTTCAACCTTTTCTACTTCTAAAGTAGAATATTTGTTTTCTATCTCTACTTTTTTTGTCTCTAAAACAGAATATTTTTCATCAAGAACAATTTTTTCTGCCTCAAGTGCTGAAAATTTAGTTTCTATTTCTACTTTTTCAGTTTCCAATGTAGAATATTTTTCTGCTATCTCAGTTTTTTCTGTTTCTAAAGTTGAATATTTTGCTTGTAGTTTGTCCATTTGTTCATAAACTGAACTTACAGTAGCCACACCCAATTTGTCTGCCTCTTCTTTTGTAACAGTATACAACAAAGTTTTTACTTCGCCATCAACTAATTCATAAAGATTTTCGGCAATTTTTTTAATTTCCATTTTATCGTTATCCTCCTTTTTTTGTGTCATTAAGAACTCATAGAACGCCGCCCCGCCAAAGCAAGGTTCTATATCATTACCTAAAACCTGTAGTGCTTGAAATTCTGCTTGGCTAAATTTAAAATAGCTATCACCATTTTCATCCTCAATCCATTTACCTTTTGCAGTATTTGGATTAAGTTCTAAAGATAAGCCTTTGCCTGCTATATAGCCTGCCTCTGTATATAAACCTGTGTATAAGTATACATCACAAGCCATATATTTTTTTATTGTACCATCCTCATCTGAATTTTCTTCATATGTGATAGTTTGGTCTGCGGGCACAATACCATAAATTCGCCCTTGAGTTGAGTTCCAGCCATGCCCCTCAAAATCTCTTTTTTCATCTGACCAAATTGCCTTAATTGGAGTATATATTAAACTTTTTTCCATTTGAGGCAAAACATCCTCAAAACAGGTATAGTTACGATTTCTGTCGCCATAACAAATTCTTGCTCGGCACTTGCTTAAATTAGAACTTACTTTTTCTAAATTTTTAGAAAATTCTATAGGTAAATTATAATTGATTTTCTTCTTGTTCAACTGGCTTTTCCTCCTCTTTAACTTTTTCTTTTTCTTGTGGTAAATTTTTGCCACTTGTAGTATAAGCCGACATTAATGGCTTTAGTACGCTATCTAAATCAAGACCATCATTTTCTAATTGTTTTAATGCTAATAAGTTGCTTTGTTTTCCACCTGCTAAAATATGTGGAATTAAAAAGCTATATCCAAAAGCCAATAATTCTTTTGATTTCTTAAATTCTTCCTCTTTATTAAATTGTGCAACTGGAAGAATATTTACTGAAAATTCTACTTTCTTAGTATTTAACAATAGCAAGAGTATTCTTTCAAAGAATTTGGCAATTTTTTCGCCAAATTTGACACAAAAGGCTAAATCTTTTTGTAAAATAAACTCAGCTGTTTTATCGGTGTCGGCATTAAACAATTTATAAGATATTCCAGCATCAGCATAAAAACTATCTAAAATATCCTCATTTGTTATTTTTGCAGAATTATCATTTGCCAATTTGTGTACATTTACTTTTGCATAAGTTGATAGTATTTTTGCATCAAGTGGTTTTCCTACGTTGGCGACCGCTCCCTTATGTAATGCTTTCATTTCATTTGGCTCAATAGCAAAATCGCCATCTTTTAACAATTCAGGTTCTAATGTTATTAAAGTTCCCAATTGTTTTTTATCAAATTGGTCTTGATATTCTTTCTTTTTCCCAATATCTATTAAGGATAAGAGTGTATTAAGAAAGAAAGGTTTTTCTTCAAATATATTTAAATAAAAAGCGTATTTTGTAGATAATGGTAGCCATCTATCTCTTTTACCCCTTACATATTTATTATATTCTTTTACTATCTCTTTAGGGTACGTATTTAATAAGAGTTCTCTATCAATTTGGTTTCTCACCGAGTTGAAATATTCTAAATTAAATTCTACTACATCATAACCATTTAAATCTAAGAAACGGCAACGACAATATTCAAAAGGTAAGTCTTGTAATACAACGGATGTATTTGTTTTTGTTGCCAATACATAATAACCACCTTTTACTAATACTTCATTAAATATCTTCATAGATAGATTATACATATCACTATCTTCTAAATAGTTTAATGCTTGATAGTACTCCTTTTCATACTTACTGAAAGGCATTTTTTTGGCACTAGGCTTAACACTTAAAACATATAAATAAAGTAAAAAGTTTGAATAATGATGTATTAATGCACTATATAATCCATTTACCCTATAAAAAGTGAGTGATAATTTACTTCTTTCTAAACTATCGCCTTCTTTGATAATTCTAATAATTTCTTCTTTTGTATATTCATACGTTTCTTCTGGGGCATATCGTTCATTTCCATATGTTGAAATAACAGCGTTTTCCATTCCAGATAGAAAGCCACTTAGCTCTTTGCTAAATTTTTCATAGTTAGTGTTCATTGTTTTTATCACCCCTTATATATAAAGTACGTTTATCAATCAACAAATATAAGATTTCGTGCAGAATTTTTACTTCTTTTTAAGGTGTTCAAATATTCATCCTCTAGTTCTTTTATTCGCCACAATCCATAAGACACAGCCGAGAACTTGTCCTTTAAAGTGGATTTGCTTTTTTGCTCTAGCACAATAAGATTGGCTGTTCTTGTTCTTGGTGAAAGTTTTAGGTTTAACATTTCGGCAAATAATCTTGTTGTTAATTCATATGGCAAAAGATGTTCTATTCTTTTTTCTATTTTTTTATATGAAGAAGAATTTTGTATTCTAGCTTTTTCCAAAGTCTCACTAATTAAAAATGCCACTTGTCCACTTTGTATTCTTGATAGAGCATTGGAGTAGATTTTTGAATTTAAATCATCATTACCTTTTATGTTATAAATAATTTTTTCGCCCGCATATTTATTAGCCGTTTTATAATGTCCTTTTGTATCATTTTTTACGCCATATGCTGGATAAATAATTCCATCTTCAGAATTTTCTATTATCATAAAGTCTATAAGTCCATCACCTATACCATTTCCATCTATAACAATTTCTTTTACTCTATAATCAACAATCATCTTTTTTAAATCAATTGCTTGTTTTTCAAAATGTTTTCTATCCTCTGTTAATCCTAATACTCTTATATTTACCAACTTACTATAATATTTGCCGTCTTTCGGTAATATCTTAAAAACCGAGGCTACCGTTTGGCAACTATACTTTGCAACGTCAACTGATATTAAGTAAAAAGCATTTTTATTTTGTGATTGGTGATAATAATGTTCAGCCATTTTAACTATTCTTCTTTTGTTTAGTAATTCACCATCAAACCAGCTATCACTTCCACCTGCCAACCATCTACCCAAATACTCTTTGGCAAAAGACTCCGCAGAATAAGTGGTTGATGTTTTAATTTGATTTAGATAATTTTCATCTAAAAGATTGTGCATAAGTGGCACTTTATAACTACATCCAAATACCCAAGCATCTTGTGGCGATATAATAGATTGTATAAGTGTTTCTATCATTTTATCATAAGCAAATGAGAACTTGTCACCTGCAGATGTTATATATATAATTCTTTGCTTTTTTTCATAAGGATTTAGTTTCCCTAGCAAAGTTCTTCTACTTACATTAAAAAGCGGCAAAATTATGTTATTTAATTTATCACCGTCATGGTCTCTAACCTCATCTATAATTCCACCATGTTTTCTACGTCCACGAGTAGAGTCGAGAGCGGCAACTACTTCTAAAGTTGAGCCATTTTCTAATATAGCATTAATATAATCTTTACCTGAAAAAAAATCTCCTCCTACCAATTCTTTTTTTAGTAGTGGAAACAATCCAAATATCTCATTAAATTTATCTTTTGTTAATTGCGTTGCTTGTTCTTTCCCAGGTGCTACTATTGAAAGCTTAATTCCTGGACAGAATATACATAAAGTTAAAAACCCCAATATCATTAAAAACGATTTACTAAAAGCACGAGGTGCTGTTATGTAAACATATCTATATCTTACTGAGCCTCTTAATACCATTCTTTGGTATGGATATAAGTTAAATTCTGAGTCTGACGGCTTTATTACATCTAAAAATATATCTGGATAAGAAGAAAAGGTGCGACATACTTTCTGCACCTTTTCTATATTTCTTTCTAACCATTCTTTATCAATAGAGTAGCCTTTTTCAAAAACAACACCATTCTTTTTGGCACAAGTTAATGAAGTGTCTTTTGCCAATATTCTTTTATAATCAATCATCTTTTGTTTCACCTTCATTGAAGAAATTTACCAACTCATTATCCTCTTGTTCCATTGCTTCGTCTATATCTTCGTCTGATGGTAGTTCTTCATATTTATTCGATTTATTTAATAATGTTACAACTTGTTTTAGTGTTGCTTCGAGTTGGTCGCCAATTTCAGAATTATCAATTACAACCCTTTTTGTCCAAGCTTGCATTTCTAATATCGTTTTATCTAATTCATCATTTTCTTCGCCTTGATAATAAGTGTTTAACCAACCTGATTTTTCTAAATAACTAAACATTTCGCCAACTGTCTCAATGCTATCTGAATTTCCTTTTGATTTGTTGGAAAACCCCAAACTATCTTTTAAAGCCACATATGTTTTTAGCACTTTATCAATATCCTCACCTGCTCGAACCTTTTTATCCATTTGTAAAGCAATCTTACATAATCTTTTTGTATCTTCCAATTGATTATGATTGGATATTGCTTGAGTTTGTCGCCAAGATTTTAGCATTTTTTCTAATTCTAAGCATTCTTCTTGTAAATATTCTTCACCCCAAGCGTCTTTAAGTCTTAATAATTCGCCATCTTCTAATACAGGATGTACTTGATGAATTTCGCCAAGTGTAACTAATTTTAAATACGCCCTATTTAGTGTATTCCAATCAACTGTATCAGCTTTTGGTGCTTTTTTCATATATAAAATAAGTGCATTTTCAGGGTCTATATCTCTAAGTTCTTGGTAAAGTTGTGGGTCAAAATATATATCTATAGTTTGACAAAATTTATTAAAGGTATCCCACTCTTTACCACTTGGTACTTTTTGAGTAAAGAAATCGTTTAAACACTCTAAACATATGGGAAACTTTTTGTCTACAAAAAATATATTTTCTGTATCTATAAAAACATCTAGTGTTTTTTCCTTTTTGCAATAAGTACATTTTTTCTTCATGTTAGCAACCTCCTAAATAACATTTTTTACATTTTTTTCTTTTTCTTTTGCCATTTGAATAATGATAGAACTTAGAGTTATCGGGCAAATTTTTGCCACATTCGGCACATTGGAAAAGTTCATCACCTTGTGAATTAATAAAGTCTTGCACTTTTTCGATAAATGCGGGCAATATTTGCTTATATAGAATAGTTGATAAGTAGTTTGGATTGATTGAAGAACCTAATTCTCTTTCTATATATTTAGCAGCAGAAATTTGCGGCATTCCCGTTTTCCTTGTTTTTAAAACCAATTGTTTCTTTTTTGATAGATACAATAGACCTTCAAAAAATTCTAATGTTTCATGCAACATAGGATATTCATGCCAATTTTTATACAATTCACTTAAATGTGCAATGTTTGTCAAGTCTATCATTTTGTCGGTTTTTTCACCTATAAGAATATCAAAGGTTTTAAATGCAGGTGTATATATACTTGGATATACTTCTAACCCAAACTCATCTACTTCAGATATAACGATATTATGAAAGTTTTTTGCTTGCACATCATATCTACTATTTATAGTATTCCTTTGATTATCTAATATATAATACTGTTCTTTATATAAATCACTTAACAATTTTCTTTTATCCCTATCTAATTCACTATTTTCCAAATGTATAATTGTTTTTAACAATTCTTTTATAGGTTTAGTTGCTTCTTTTTCATAATCTATTGGCTTATTACGAATTCTTGTTGCTTTAGAAGATATCTTTTTAAATATATCCATGTTGTGTTCTTCTAAATAAATTACGCCGTATTGCTTTTGTTTTTTTAGTATCTTTTCTTCTGTAATATAAAAGTTTTTTTGTGGTTCTGCCCACAATATATAATTTGCCAAAATTTCCTTTTGTTCATTAGTTGGGTTTTTAAAATTTCTAACAAATTCTATTCTTTCTTTTTGTGTTAGATTGAAGTCTAGTTTCATATATTTTCTCCTTTTTCTTTTTATTATACCACATTTTTAGAGATTTGTCAAGGGCTTGACTTTTGTTCAAAAACGTGTTATAATATATTATAATAAAAAATAAAGGAGATTGATTATGGGTAATTTAAATTCAACTTTTTCGGTAATTGGGGCAACAAATCATTCTAAAGGTGAGAGACAGGCAGAAGACTATTATGCTACGGAAAGTAAAGCCGTAGATTTACTAATGGGTGTAGAAAAATTTAGTAATAATATTTGGGAGTGTGCTGTTGGTGGAGGACATCTTGCACAAAAATTAGAGGAGTATGGCTATACCGTTTTTGGTAGTGATATAATTGATAGAGGTTATAAAGATACAAAAATTATTGATTTTCTCACTTGCACAAAAACTTTTGATGGCGATATTGTTACAAACCCCCCTTATAAATATGCTTTAGAATTTATACAAAAGGCATTAGAGTTAATTCCAGTCGGCAATAAAGTTGCTTTCTTTTTAAAATTAACCTTCTTAGAGGGGCAAAAAAGACGTAAATTTTTTGAAAAAAATCCACCTAAAGTAGTTTATGTATCAAGTGCTAGACTTAACTGTGCAAAAAATGGCGATTTTGACACTTATAAAAGTAGTGCAATGGCTTATGCTTGGTTTGTTTGGGAAAAGGGCTTTACAGGTAAGCCAGTAATAGAGTGGATTAATTAATAATCTATTTATAAAAACTATAAAGTGCCCCCTACTCGGGGCAAAGGAGAATAATATGAAATATATGGGTTCAAAGTCAAGAATAGCAAAATATATAGTACCAATTTTACAAAGTGAAATAAATAAAAATGGAATAAAAGAATATATAGAGCCGTTTTGTGGTGGTTGTAATGTAATAGATAAAATTAAATGTGATAAAAAAGTGGCAAATGATTTAAATAAATTTCTGATTGCTCTTTTTATTCATCTAAAAAATGGTGGCGAATTGCCTAGTGAGGTTAGTAGAGAGCTATATAACAAAGTAAAAAAAGATTATAAAAATAATGTTTATGATGATTGGTATTGTGGTGCAATTGGATTTTTGGCTAGTTATAATGGTAAATTTTTTGATGGTGGCTATGCAAAAAGTGGTTATGAGACTACCAAAGGTGGA